GTCATGTCGGCTACGTTTTCTTTGAGGCGGTGGTCAGAAGATGTGTTGTAGGCGGTTGATGTTGTGGTGCAAGCAATCGTGCCAATACGACTGCCACCGTTATTGTTGAAGCGCATAGCGTCGTATCCGCTATTCGTAGTCGGCTTCATACCAATGCCAGCAAATGTTGCTGGTGCGAAGTGCATGTTATAAAAACAGGCTTCAATCTGGGTCGTGCCGCCCTGCGCGATAGCGCCGTTGTTAAGGATGCGCGTACGTTCTGAACTGTTGACATCAAACGCCATAAAGTTGCTGGTGTAGTCGTAGCGGATGCGTGAATTGTATGTGCCGCCTTTGGCAAAGCCGTAGTATCCACTGCCGCTGCCGACATCCACAATTACGCCATATTGCCCGGTGCCGTCGCCAAGCGTCATTTTGTTTACGCTGGTGCCGCTGATGGTGTTGCTGGTGCGCTGATGAAGCAGGTTGCCGCTGGTGTCGATGCGGAGACGTTCATTGGCATTAGTGTAAAACGCCATATAGTCAGAAGTATGGTTATACTGCAATCTGCCTACATCATTGTCATCAGGGTCGCCAAATAGTATCTGACCGTTCTGATTGTTAGGAGTCAGAATATTAAGACCAGTATTAGCGGAGTTTTCTACCACCAAATCTGCATTTGTTGATGCTGTTACAGTGCCAGCAGAACCAGCAAAAACGTGCAATCTTTCATCTGGCGAACCCGTCCCGATGCCGACGTTGCCGCCGTTAGTCAGACGCATCACCTCAGACGAGTTGTTGTGGAACGTCATCGCGGTGTTGTTCTGGTTATAGACTTGGAAGCTGCCAGAGCCGCTTGCCCCAGAATAACCAAGATAGCCAGCGCGACCGTCAGAGCCGTGGAAGCCAATGTATTTGACGAGGTTTGCTTTTGTCAGGCTGGTGTCGTTGAATTGAACATCGTCGTCAGTGCCATCGACCTTCAAATCATCAGCCGTGACCGTGCCGGTAACGTCGATGCCGGAGGAGGTGGTGGCGAGTTTAGAGGCGTTGTCGTAATAAAGCGTTACAGCACCGTCAACAACAAATGTTGCCATTGATTCGCCGCCAGCACCTTTAGTTAAATTAATCCCGGTGCCATCAGTTCCTAAATATAAATTACCTGTTCCCGCATCAGAAATGAAAGAGTTTACTCCAGAGTGCCAAATCTGCAAATCTGACGAGGCACCAAACACGGCCTTGTCGTTGTCGCCGAACAGGATGTCGTTGCCGTTGGTGTCGAGGTTGCCGCCGAGTTGCGGGGTGCTATCGCCCACAAGGTCAGGGCTTACAGCTTCCCAAGCCGAACCAGTGTAAACAAACATCTGGTTTTGCGTAGTGTCGAAATACAGGTCGCCTTCATCAAGGCTGGTTGTCGGCGCAGTGGCGGCAATCCGATACTGATTGGCAAAGTTGTTTACGCCGCTAATATTGCTGGCGACTGTGTTGACGTTGCTGATGCTATTCGCAACGGTGGTGACATTGGCGTTGTTCCCCGCCACTGTTGTCACATTGCTATCAATGCCAGCCACGGTGTTGACGTTGGCAATGTTGGTAGCGACTGTGCCGATATCTGTGCCATCAGCCGCAACAGTGGATACGTCGCTGCTGATGCCAGCGACTGTGGTCACGTTGCTGGAAATCCCTGCCACAGTCGTCACATTTGCAGAGATGCCGGCAACAGTGGTCACATTGCTATCAATGCCAGCGACCGTGTTGACGTTGGCGATGTTTGTGCCAACCGTATCCACATTGCTGATGCTAGCCGCCACTGTCTCGATTTCAGACACAGCCTCGTTCAGGTCATTGGCAACAGTCTCAACTTCAGACACTGCCTCATTGAGGTCATTGGCAACTGCCACAACCTCGCTGATGTTGCCGGCAACGGTATTCACCGACGCAATGTTTGTTGCCACAGTGCCAATGTCAGTGGCATCACCAGCAACAGCCGTCACATCCGCTTGGATGCCGGCAACCGTTGTGACATTTGATGCAATGCCGGCAACCGTTGTGACGTTTGCTGAGATGCCAGCCACGGTCTGGATGGCATCTGTCGCATCTGTGCCATCCTCGATGTCAGCCAGCGTGGCGATATCGTCAGTCACGTCAGCCAGCGTGGCCACATCGTCAGACGACGCACCCACCTCCGGGTTGCCGGTGGTGCTGTTGAAGGCAAGATACTTGCCAGCACGAGCCGACTTGGTCGGCAGCGTCATGTCCAGCGTGCCGCCATCATCGACGTGCGCCGGGTCATAGACTGGCGCTTGCAAGCTGCGCTTCTGCTCCTCTGCCACCTGCTGGTCAAAGATGGTCAGCGCGTCGAGCTGCTCGTTCAGGCTGGACGCCAGCAGGTCGCCGGCAGTGACAAAGTCTGTCACGCGCTCAATGTCGCGCGCACCCAGAATGATGATGGTGTCGTTGGCGTCTGGCGTTGACGGCACAGAACCGCCAGTCACGATGGTGATTGACCCGGTGCCGTTGGCGTTGATCGTCACCGTGTAGTCGGTGGTCTTGGTCAGCTTGGTGGTGTTGAAATACACCGCCAGATCATCCTCATCCAAGATCTCAAAGGTGAAGCTGTACGGCCCCAACCCGGCAGATCCGGTGAATACGACGCGGCGCGTCACAGCGTTGATATTATAGTCAGCCATTGCCTGTCATCCTTTGCGTCGGATTATACACTATTCACTGTCTTTTTAGAACACGCTCACGCAGCGACGGGTATTCCATCAGCAATGCGTTGCGGCCCATCTGTTTGTAGTCATTTGCGACATTCCGCAACACGGTCAGCTTGTCCTCTTTCAATTCAAGACTGTTGTATGCGTCCGAATAAATAGTCATCTCCATTGCCTCAAGAAATGACGGCTTGCCCGGCACCTTCTTATTCATCGCCTCAATCATGTAGTTGTATTGCTCTGCATTAAGCAAGACACCGCTGATCTTCTTGCTCGGCATTGAAATGCCGTCACCCAAAGACATCAGCTCTTTATCGACGCCGACATATTTAGAATTGGTGATGCGGATCGGCGACCACATCTCATAGTTTAGGCCGTCGCCCTGCGTGCGCTTCTCGCCCCACAGGTTGAGGGATGGCGGCACGTCGTCACTGAACAGCGGGTTGCGCGCCTTGGCCTTTTGCAGGGCAGTGTAAAAGCCCTGCATGAATGGCGGCAGCTCGGTGATGGGCGTTCCGGCAAGGTCACCCGGCGGCAGCATCGTATTGGATGCGTATGGATCCAGACGCCGCTCAATGGTTGCGCCCATAGACGACACAGTCGGCAGGGCAGACAAGCCGGCAGTCAGGGCGCGCTCAGTCATGAACCGCTGCGCTTTTTCAAATTTCGCTTCATTGTCAGAGCCGCTCAAGATTGCAGCCAATTCAGACGCGCCCTGAAGGAATGGCATTTCCATTGCGTAGTTGTAGAGGCCCAGACCGCCGGCAGTGGCCACGCGCGTGATGTCATCCATATCTTCCTCATGCTGCGCGTAGTACGCAAAGTCGGCAGATATTGCCAGCATACCAGACAGCGGATCCAGACGCGAAAAGGTGACACCCTTGTATTCACCATTATCCATTCGGATATTGATCGTGTAGGGCTTAATGCCCAAACGATCCATAGCCTGACGCGCCTGCGGGTCAGTCGGGCCGGCTCCCATAATAATGACATCATTGCGAGGCCCAGACAGACCGGCAGACATATAGGCAAAACTGGCCATAATCCCGCTGCCCAATGTAAACTTGGCGAGTGCCATATCTGCCCGGCGACCACCAGCCGTTACATCTGCAATAAATTTAGGATGCGCCATCACCAATGGCGATCTGGCACCTACCTCTTTGACCACATTGGTCGGCGTCTTGAAGAACGGCACACCAAAGATCTTGACCGCAGGGTGGCTCATTGTTGTCTGCATGCCTTGCATAAAGCCATCCAGATCCCCTTGGAAAGTCAATTCACGCGCCGCAGCGCCGGCTGTTTCCATCACCGTCTCTGGCGGGTCGTTCAGGATCCGTGCGTGTTCTGCCGCTGCTGCTGCGTTAGCTTCCTCTGCGGTCTTGCCACCCAGCATCATCTCGTCATACAGCGCCAGCGACCGGGATAGCGCCTGCTTTTTCACTGACGCGCGATAGGCGATGCCCTTGAAAAACTCATCCTCTGCCAGCAGAAAGCGCCCAGACATGCGCACCGCAGTGCCAAGTGTATTGACAGCGCCGGCGCTGTAATTGCCATTGCGGAATTGCTTGTAGATCTCAGTCACGTCACCAGTCGTTCCAATGGCGCGCCGGTTGCGGACATCAATCTTGGATGAAAACTTGGAGACAACGTCGCCCGGTTCTTCAGTCACAAACGACTTGCCGGCCACAATCAGCGCGTCAAAGAAGCTGGCCCTGATGCTGTCGAGCTGGATCAGACCCTCGCGCACATAGACGCGCTCTGGGCCACCAATCCCAAGAGATGTGCGCGCAGCGCCAATGCCGCCAGCCAGCATCTCCTCGACGCCCTTATACATGCTGAACATGCCATTGCCGGCCACGTTCACCATATGCGTTGTAGGCGCAGACAGAATGGAATTGATGTAGATCTCGGTCAGGACATCGCCGCTCTTGCTGAACAAATTCTGCGTCAGTTGTGGGCGGGACGCCGCTGGGATGGCAAGGTACATCTCGCCGAGATGCTCAACATCGACGCCCTCCTGCTCCAAGATCTTCAGCAGCTCATTGCCGCGCCGCACATCAATGCCGATCTTTTGTGCATGTTGCATAGCGCCCAGCAAACGTCCGGCCTCACTAGTCGCGCCCGACAGATTGGAGTATAGCGTGAACTCCATCGTCATATACTGCGCTGCATTGGCAAAGAGCTTGCGGCGCTCCTCTGGGTCAACAGCAGCGCGCGCATCGTCAAATGCCTTGGCTGTCTGCCGCGTCAAGTCTCGCGCCAAGATCAGACCAGCCAGCACATCCTCTGCCGTCTCGCCCGACCCCGGCTTGCGGGTTAGCCACTTTTGCAGGACGCGGTCGGTACCTTGCTGCTCGGCAAGATCCAGCAGCCTCTCATATTTTAGTGTGCCGCGACGTGCGCTCTCAAACAGTTCCTTGTTTAGGTTCTTGACCTG